CGTTTCTATTTTTAACAGCTCCACCGGTTGTACCAGCAATACCAAAAACAGATCCAACAATACCTTCTTCTGCTATTGATTTCCAGTCTTTAGATAAGTCAAACTCTCTACTTAAACCAACGCCAGTGTAATTAGGTAAAGCGTCTAATAACAGCGTCGTAGTTTTAGTAGCTGCCTCAGAACCAGCTTCGCTAACGGTGTTTATACCTAGTTTTTTAACCAAACTCTCAGAACCACCTCTTATTAAGTCTTCAGCGGCTTTTCTATTACCTTTATTAGCTAAAATTCCAGCTCTTTTTAACACGCCTCTAGTAGCAATCTCGAAACCAGCTTCAATAGTTCCACTAGCTAAAGCATTGGCAACAAGGTTAGCCGTGTTAACTGAAGGATCTTTCTCAAACTCTTCAGTAAATTTAGCCCCAGCAGAAGAACCACCTAGAGCAACCAAACCGCCTACACCTAAATAAGCTGCAGCAACAGAAGGTAAAGACTCTAGAGCACTACCAACAGCTCTTTCACCCGCTAATAAATAATTGCCTTGCTCTATGTCATCAATAATACTTTCGTTTTCGTATTTTCTAATACTTGGCTCTAGTTTTTGTATAAAAAGCTCAGCAGCTAAACTATGATTAAAATTAACAGCGCCTTTACTTTGTTTTGCGGTTCTCATTAAAGCTTGTTTTTCCTCTGGAGTACCTTCGTAATCAGAATCGAAAGCGTTCAAACCAGCCTCCATAATAGAAAACTCTACCATGTCTACAAAATCTACGCTATTTTTAGCAAAAGAAGCAAAACCTCTAACAGTTTGAGCAGCGTAGCTTTCTATTAAGCTTGGCTGTGTTTTCTCTTTTAATATTTTTTTAGCTTTATCATCTATTTCCTCTGGTGTTATTTCAAACTCTACTATACCGTCAGAGCTATACTGTTTCTGTATTTCATTACTAGCAGCCTCTTGCAGTTTTATCTTTTCATTATCTTCTAGTTTTTCAAATTCATCACTAGAAAAATCCTTTCCAGTAATAATATTTTGATCCATTTCAAACAAGTCGTTCTTGTAACCTTGTAAAACAGCTGCGTCTGATTCATTAACTTCACCTCCTCGTTGTATGTAATCATTTATTTGCCTTTCAGTTTTTTCTATGCTAGAAACCAATAAATCTCTTTCACTAGGATCTTCTGATTCAGGTTCTTGTAATTCCGAAGAAGTACCTTCCAACTCTAAATCCGTATCTTCTGCTTCTTCCACCGCTGTTACAGGCGCAGTCTCCGTTGCAACAGCTTCTATCTTTGCTGGTTCATCTGTATTATAATTTTGAATAACTAGCTTTATGTTTTCTTCAGTTTCACCTGAGTCTATCATTCTTTGAATAATCAATTCTAATTCCTCCATTATTCTTTATTTGTATTTATTAATAAGATCTTGAGCTTTAGTTTTACTGTCTTCTGCTTTTTTACTTAGCTTTTCTTTAGTTCCTGCTCTAAGAGCTTCTGAAAATTGTTTTCTCATTAGCTTAGCATCTCTGCCACCACCACCTCCAGCTCCTGAAGCTTTAAATAATCGAGTGTAAAAATCTATTCTACTATCTGGATCATTCATATTAAAGACTAAGTCTTCATCGCCATCGTAACCTTTTCTATCTGTTGCGTTTATAGTAATAGTGTTATTTCCTTCATCGTAAACACCTTTTACTTCTGTATACTCTCTAAGAGATGATATAGGGTTTTCTTTAACTTTATCATAAAATGCTTTACCAGTTTCAACAACGCTATCACCACTTTCTCCCGTAGGTTTAACCGTAATACCAAAGTCTTTACTTTTGTTTAATACTTCAAAACCAACAGTGTCAGCAGCAAGTTCTGCGTAAGCCTTTGCTATTGATTCTTTATCTTTTTTATCTTGCGCTATTTGCTCTTCTGTACCTCCAACCCATGTCTTTCTCATTCTTATTGGAGTACTGTAACCTTTAGGTGCAAGAATATCATTGTTATAAGCTATAGCTCCGCTGGCTTGAAGAGAGTTAATATTAGCAAAAGCTGTTGGGTATGCTAGCTTTAAAAACAAGTCTCTACTAGGTTTTCTAGATGTTTGAAACTTAGTATTTGAAACATCATCACTTAAAGGAGCGCTTGTTGATTCTTGACCTTTGTAAGCTTCTGAAGTTATGCTATCTAAATTCATATTCGCAGCTGTTTCTTCAACTAACCGCTCCATGTTTTTTCTTTCTTTTGGTATAATAACAGGAGCATCTAAAGAATCCATAGTAGAATTTCTAACAGAACCTATTTGAACATCATTTTCATCGTATATATTCGTTACAAATTCAGTTTTTAAACCACTAGTATCTGCTGTCATAGACTTACTTCCAGGAGCGTTTCCATAGCCATATAAAATATCATATTTTAAATAAGTACTATCTATATGCTTTTTCGTTTGCTCAGGTGTTCTTTCTTCTCCATTACTAGTAACTCCTGAATAAATAGCTCCTTCAGTATATAAAGGCAAGCCTCTAGATTCAATATAAGGAATTCCAACTGAAATTGTATTTGCTATGTTTTCAGCAGTGTCAGTACCTAATGCATTACCATTATTTATTTTGTTTCTATCTGTTTGATCCCACGTGTAATTGGGTTTCATTTTTATAGCGCTAGTTTCTTCTAACAATGCAGGATAGCTTTCAAAAGAAATAGACTTATTTTTATTTGCTAATTGATTTATATCACTAGAAACTTTGTTAGTGTATTTAGCTCTATCGGCTCTAAACAAAGCAGACGATTTTGCTTCTTCCTCTAATTGTTCTTCTAGTTTTTTAGCTTTTTTATCGATTATAGTATTTATACCGCTAGAGTACTTGGAAAACGTGTCAGATAAAGATTTTTGCATATCTCTAACGTATTGACCAGACTGAGTGTCTACTATTTGTTTTGGGTTTCTATAACTCATGTTTTATTTTTCAGTAAAGTTAAAATTTATTTAGATCCTAAAGTAGCGGCGGAAGTTAAATAATTACCAGCAGTTGAACCTAGCCCACTAACCATACCCGTAAAAGCACCCATTCTATCAGCGCTAGCTTGAGCTTCTCTAGCTTCAGATCCGCTTAGTTGAGCAGATACCCTATCTAACTGCTCAGCCTCTCTACCTTCTCTAGTTGCAAACATAAACTGTTCGCCAGCTACATCTGCTTGTTGCATTCTTTGAGCTTCAGCCATTTTTTGTTGCTGCTGCCGCTGTTCACCTGACGCTCTTAATTTTTCGTTTTGAGCTTCTTGAGCTTCTATATTAGCAGAAACACCTTTCTTACTTTGTAACGCTGCTTGCGCTAATGCAGTTGCTCCACCGGCACTTGCTCCAGTGGCTCTAATAGTATCTAAAGTATTTGCTAAAGATATATCAGCTTGCTCTATTTGTATTTCAGCTGCCTGTGTTGCAACTCCTAGCGAAGCGTATGGATTTGTAATCATACCACTAAGATCAGTTACGCCTTCGTAAGGGTTAATTATTTCTTGTCTAGAGTTTTCTAGTGAAGTAAGTTTTGCTTGAAGTCTTTTTTTCTCACGAGCTGCGGCTTCTTCTTTTCTTTTAGCCGCTCCCATACCAAATATACCACCTAGTAATTGTACTCCTCCTGATATTAACGCTCCTGTTAAAAGAGTTCCTGCTGTTATTCCTGCCATAATTTTTCTTTTTTGTTATACTCTTCTATAGTAAAAGAATATAAAGATTTTTCTATTTCTTCCATGTCTTCTGTGTTTGTAGGATTTTTGTGCACATTTATAAACACACAATCTTCTACACATTGTATTAGTCTTTTTGCTCCCTTTTCAGATAATTCATAACAAGGCGCTACGTGTTCTATAGTTTCACCATTTGTTGTTACTAGTATTTTACCGGTCATTAAAAACCAAAAGTGCTCAGTGTGATGAATAGCGCTCACGATTATAGAATTAGCAGGCATCTGCATTTGCCTCATATATAGCTGATCAGAAAAGCTATGAGTTATAGGAAACACCTCGTTATCAACAAGAGACTCACCATCTCCAAAAACATTTTCTAAGTTATTATTGTCTATTAAAGTGTTTTGTAAGTCTTCTAATCTTTGTGTAAAATTACTTAATTTATTGTTTTCGTTATTTAACATAATTTAATAAGATGATTCTGAGTAGTTTGAAGATACTGCAAAAAGCTCTTTAGCTCCACCCGGATCAGTCGTGGTGTCTGTAGATACTGTTACAGTTGAAAAATAACCTTTAATACCTGTCATGCTTCTACCAAAAACAATCTCACCTTGAGTAGCGTTGGTATTATTAACTAAGTTAGCTTGATATTTATTTTCTTTTCTTGTAAAACCTGCATAGTAAGTTACTCCGTTATCAACATAAGCTCCTTCATAGTAGCTATAAACTGTTGGTTTACCATCTACATTAGCAGTATCTGCGCTACTAGACCAAGTACCACTTAGTAAATCCGCACCTGTTTGATCAGATGTAAAACTAGTTACTTCCCAACCATTACTACCTTCGTAATTTACTGTTTTAAACACTTTAGACATGCTAACTCTAGGGTTAAACACAAAAGTTATAGAAGTTTTATTATTTACACCGTAAAAACTACCTCTATTAACATTAGGAGAATAGTGTTTCCATAACTGGCCACTGTTTAAAGTGTAAAAATCACTTCTTAAACTAAAAGACTGATCAGGTTTATAAGAGAAAAAACTAGTCCAACCTTTAATATTTTCATCAAATGTTAATGTATTGTGTCCATTAGATAAATTACCTTCTGCAGGGTGCGTAGATAATACGTATTGTTTATTATGTATATCCCATCCACCTATTACATCTCCTTCTGTAGAGGATGTGTCTATTCTTGTAAATTCATCTCTAAAATAATCATACATACCATATGTAGATATTTCAGTTAAACCATCCATAGATAGTCTTAAAACAGCATTTCTATCTTTGTCTGTAAAGTATTTTCTATAACCATACGCTGCAAAGCTTCCAGGGTCTCTACTTATACCAAAGTTACCACCAAAAGGCTGTATTGTACCTATAGTAGTATTTATATTTGTAATACTTCCACCACCTTCAGCTGAGTATATAGCGTCTTTATCTATTAAAGCTCTAGATACTTTTGATTCTTGAAATATCAATAAGTTAGTATCCTCTGCATATAGCTTCTGTATAGTTCCATTGGCTGGATCAGCTGACTTAGTTATCTCAGAACCCACCGAGAATACATTTGTATCGTTTATACCCGTTCTTGAATTAAATATACCTGAATATATCAAGGAATTACCTCTATTAACAGCGTTTGGCTCGTCTTCTACTAAATAAGCTTTAACACCATAATCTACATTAGTGTTATTATAGCCACCTCTAATTCTAGCTTCTTCAACAACCCAGCTAGGTACTGACACTGATGGCGTGTTGTTTCTAGGATAACCACCTATAGACAAAGGGATACCAGTAGATCCATTCCAAGTAGGTTTACCGTTACCTGGAATAGATTTTCTAAGTAAAAAAGAATTAAAATATTTTACCTCTATAATTGCTGCCATATGTTTATTATTACTTGTTTTGTTATGTTATTACTTCGAAGCCATAAGTCAAATAAACTGATGAAGGAATGTCACCTAAGCGAATGTCTACATTATCAGCTATTGTTTGATTTGAACTAACAACTATTGAGCCTACGGCATTACCATCACCTGCTTGAGATTTACTTACAACAGTTGTTCCCGAACTAACACCAGTACCGCTTACTGTTAAACTCGTTTGTAATCTTCCGTTTATATTATCTAAAGGTATCGTAGCACTATTAACCACTGCAGATGATGTTGTTGCTGTATCTGCTGAAAAGCTTCTAGGAGCGTCATTATCAAAACTACCTCTCCAATTATTTAAAGCCAAAGCTTGAGTTGTTCCGTAAAACCAAGTACCTCCTTCGCCATCGTTGGATTGTTTTATGTTTATAATACTAACTCCATTAGAAATATTAACCCAAGAGCCATTTACAGCGTAAAAACCGTTTAAACCACCTGGATTACCAGCGTTTTCAACTACAATAAGACAAACTGCTGAAAAGCCGAATGACGGATTATTAATGCTTCCAGTGTTGTATTTAAGAATATAGTCTGTAACTCTAATAGGTATAACACCTACTTGCGCTGTTATAGTTATCTCTTGAGAAGCTTGACCAGCATCAATACATTTAAGTTTTAAAATATAAACACCAGAATCAATTTGTGTTGGAGATACATTTCTTAACACACAAGTAGATAATGTACTCGTTTGAGATACTGAAACACCAAACGAAGAACTAAAATCTACACCTGCTTTTTCAGCAGTAACTGACCACGTTATATCTCTACCTTGATTACCTGCAGCGTTTGCTCCGTTAACGGCTGTAAAACTAGCAATATCTGATGCAGAAGCCGAGGCATTAATAGATAAAGTAGCAGGAGCTACAGTAGTAGCTGGTAAAGGACCAGTCATAACTGGATCAACATTACTTAAACGAGCTACTTGATTATAATTAGTAGTAACATCATCTATCACTGAAGTAAAAGAAAAATCAAAGTCATTAGAACCTGGTGAATCACCAAAGTAAATATTATCTACAAAGTCTTGTGTGACTTTTATATTATATAGATCACTACCAGGCGTTGGTTCGTACAGTGTAAAAGAAGAAGTTCTATTAATAGGTGTTATAGGTGTTTGATCAAAAACAGAATTCAACACGAAAGTATCACTTGCTCCAAAAACTACAGCATTACCAACATTGTCAAGTAAACCAAAGTTTTGACTTAATATATTAGTTGTAGGACTAAAAGTATTGTTTTCAGCAAATGGCTGATCGTTGAAACTACTAAAATTTGCTCCAGCTGTTGTAGAGTTTAAAACCAAATTGTTTAAATCGGTTATTAAACCCGATGATGATGTTTCCCAGAAAATATCTAACCTAGAGACAACAGGAGCTGTTTCAAATATAGCTAAAGTATCTATGTCATTAAAATTTTGTTGAGAAAATATAAACTGATCATTATTACTATAATCTATATTTTTGTTAAAAGTAACTGTAGGGTTAGCATCAGCTGTTATATTTAACACGTAGGCATCAGTAATAGCTGTACCGTCTATAGATATTAGTAAACTACCGACATTTATGCTACCAGTAGTATTATCTAAACCAACTGTCGTAACGTTTGAACTAGCCCCTGTAGCTTCACCAGAACCCGCTGTTGCGGTAAAGCTATTATTAACTCCAAATTGAAAGTTTGAATCTTGAGAAGTAGTTATCTCTGCTATAAAAGGATCTGAGTCTGATTTATAAAAACCATGAAAAGCATTTAATGGATTAGTTATAGATATTACTTCGTTAAACTTACCTTTAAAATCTTGAACATCAAAAAGACCAAACAAATCTTCTATAGATGAAGTTGTAAATGATTTTCTACCTGGGTAAAACTGCTCGTTTGTAGTTGAGTTGTTTTCAACTCTTCCATAAAGCTCAACAGAACTTCTAAAAGTTTTATCTTGTGGTCCTACTTCTGATAAATCTCTAGGTATTTTATTTATATTATCATTTAATAACGTTATAAAAGAAGTGTTTTCACTAAGAACTGGTGAAATGCTATTTGCATCATAATTGTAAGGCAAACCTTTCATAGCTCCAGCGGAATAAACATTGTAATACTCTTGCTCTACTTGCTTAACAACTATTTTGTAAGAATACCAACCTAAAGGATTATAATCAAGACTGTCTATTTTTCCGTTATAAATACCAGGACTTCCATTAGTAGGGTTTGCGTTAGTCTCTGCGATTGGAGAATTAACTGTAACTTTTAAAGAGTTTCCTATCCATTCAAAAGGATCTATATTTTTATCTATGTACTCAGAAAATACTGTAGAAAAACTAGAAGAGCTAGCTGTGCTTTGGTTGTTTGATAATACAACTGTAGACTGTCTACCAAACTTATCAGAAAGAACAAAACCTACTTGATAGTTTCTATTTGTTTTCAAGCTACTAGACGGGTATTCTACCTTACTAGTGGTAAAAGAATCTTCGCTAGCAGGTTTAAAAGTAAGATTAGCGCTAGTTGTTAAAGTAACCGTTTCACTAAGAGTTATACTTGTAGAACCGTTTGTTACTGTTACTTTTGCACCTTCTGGTATAGTATTACCTGATGTTAGCGTTGAAACAATGCTACCAACAATAATATCACCAGAGTTACTACCAATAGTTATAGCAGTGCCAGAAGCGTAGGTAGCACCTGCTGTATTAATAGCGCTTACTTCACCTAGGCTGAAAGCGGATTTAACACTAGAAGCTACACTGTAATCTAAAGAAGCTGGAGGAGTGTGTTTATCTTGGTAATTACCATACACTATTCTGTTACTTATTATTTCTTGAGAAAGAGCTTTAACAGGGACTTTGTCATATACCCTAGTTATTTCATCAGACGGTAGTGTTTTATATGGTATTTGAGATTCGTAATTATATGTTAAAGTGTTTAACAGGCTGTCAGCGCTGCTAGATCTAAAATTATTTTCACTAGGTATAGTTTCTATCACTTGAATAGCTAAACCATCAGATTCTTTATATAGTATGTCTATTTCTTCTATATGCAAATCACTATTTAAGTTAGCTACAGTTGAAGGTAATGGTATTTTTAAATCTATTTTATTAACTTTATTTTCCATAAAGTCTACGATACTAGAAGAAAAAGCCTGCTCTTCATCGCCCTCTGTAGATGTGTTGTTTAAGAAATAGCCATCTTGCTTTGGTATAAAACAAGGTTGAGTGAATGGAGCTATTATAGAATACTCTCCGTCGTTAAACTTAAATCTATAACTAAATCTTACAAACTTGTCTTCTAGGAACTTAGGATCACCTTTGTAGTTTGGTATGTAGTAAGGGTTTGCGTCAAACACTAATACAGTACCATTGTTAAAAGTAGTAGAACCACTAACTTGTAATATTGTAGAACTACTAGGAGGCGAAGCCGCTACTGTTATAGCTGGAGAAAAGTTTTGAACAGTACCAAGAGCATCTACGAACTTCACACTTTGACCAGGTATAGGTATTCCTCCTACAGGTATATTAGTGTTTTGTATATTTATAGCGGTTCCTGTTTGGGTTAAATTGACTGTAGAAGTACCTCCATCTGGATAAGCTATACTATAAACATCTTTCATAGTAGACTCGTGGCTTCCTGGTGATAAAGAACTAGCTTCATACAATTCTATTGATTGATAAGGATTGTATTTAGCTACTGATATATTATCTTCTGTTGAGTAGTAATTAGCTGTCGCGGCGCTTGTAACGTTAATCTTTCTAGGTTGATTCCTGTTATCTGTCCAAAATAATAAATCTTCAATTAAGTTTACTCCAAATATAGGGTTTTTCTTAGAAAAATTTAAAAAAGAACCTGTAACTAAAGTATTAGAGTTACCATTAGACGCGTTATAAGAAACTATGTAGTGATTAGAACCAGCGCCTGTAAACGCGTACGCGCTAGTATCGTTGTCTGTTAAAAAAACATATATCATACTATTTGCTTCGTCAGAAAGATAACCTATAGAAGACAGATTAGCTACACTTAAACCGAAGTTAGTAGCCAATTCATTTCCTGACACGTTTTCTAAAGCACCAACATCAGATCCCTCTGATTTACTTACTTGAGCATTTAAAGCATTTCTATATTCTCCCGATGGTAGAAGTCTACTATCAAGGTCTTTATTCATTTTAGACTTTATAAAAGCATTTTTAACTTCTGCCATATTTGTTTGTTATTTTATCCACTTAGATTTACCTCTCATTACTTGAGTTATTTCAGCTAGCTTTATATTAGATAATCTTATCTTAGCATTTCTAAGTTTAGCAACTTTTTCTCTTTTTAATCTATTTATAACGTATTCTGGCTGATTAGACTTAATTGCCATCACAGCGTAATTTATATAAGCATACAGAGCTTCTTCAGCCATCTTAGGTATTCTAGTATTTAGATCAGTAGATAAGCCATCTGACACGTATTCTAAAACTATTAACTTGTCTTTTAAATTACTAGAAAAAGACATTTTACCTTCTCTGTCGTTTATAGTAAACCAACCGTTACTTTGTGATATTTGAGGATCTAAACCATATCTTTGACCAAGACCCATGTGGTTAAAGTTACCATAAACATCGTAGTCAAAAACTAAGTTATCGTTTAGTGTATTACCATCTATTAAATTATCATTAGCAGTTCTCCATCTTTGTTCAGTTATCGAAGTACCTTCTATGTTTTCACCAAAGTTATCTTGAATTGGCTCTCCTCTATTATCTTGTACAGGGTTTTCGTAAGGGTTAGTTGTTAAATTGTTCGCTGGGTATATAATTCTTTTTACACCTAAACTATCTATCCAAGAAACATTAACATAATTAACATAATCTTGAGGTATTATAACGCTTAAACTAGGTGGAATACTTAGCTCTTGAGATTTTACGCTTTTTAAAGTATCGTAGCTAAACTCTTGTAATCCACGTTTAGCGTGAAATATTACATCAGTACGCTTAACGCTTGGTATTAGTTTACCAGCTCCAACGTAAGCTACTAAAAAATTATTTATAACATCATTTAATTTTGTGTAAGAATAACCTCCGTAGTTTTCTTCAACAGTGTTTCCAAAAGCATCTCTATTTCCAAAGTTACCGCCATCCAGCTTTTTTAACTGCACAACAACGCTTGTACCTACCACTAAAGCAGCGGTTATTGATATAGTGTTACCAGTGACAGTATAAGCAGCAACGTATTCTGTGTAACCTGCGGCTCCTGGAGCAGCTGTATATAGCTTGAAATTATTTAAAGCATAATTTGTTTGAAGAGGATCATTGCTTCCAAACACTAAGTTAGTGTCAAATGTAGCGGTAAAAGATTCACCACCAACACCTGTAGCTGATGTAAAGCCTTGAGCACCTGCGTAATACTGTTCGTTAGTTTCTGTTATTAATGACATCTATTAGCTTTTTTGATTTATTTCGTTTTGTTGTATTTCTTGAGCAGCTACTTGTATAATCTGAGGATCTCTAATTATAACGCCAGAGTAAAATAATATTCTAGTTATAATCTCAACTTGCTCAGAAGAATTTAATTCAAAGTTTACAGAATTAGTACTATCATATATATATTGACCAACAGTACCTAGAGTAAACGCCCAGTTTATGTTTCTAGGTGATCTAAGTAAACTAGTTGAAACACCGCTTTGTATAGACGCTGGTCTAACTATTAATTTACCAGACTCGTATAAGTAAGTTGGAAAATCAACAGTTGAAGATGTTAATGGTGATTTTTGTATGTTGTAGAATTCATTCCTAGAAAGTCTTTGTATTTCGCTCGGAAAACCACTAGAAGGAGTATATATAGGAGTACCTAATTTATAAAAAGATACTTGAGAGCTTCCTAAAGGTATTTCGCCGTTATACAAAATAGTAGGATTACCGAAAATAGGGTTTGTAGGTAAATCAAATTTTCCATTAGCATAAACACAATCGCCTTCAGTTTTAAAAGGAGATATTTTTTCGTCGATGCTCATTTGTCTATCTGAGTAATCGTAATCTGATTGTGGCACTCGTAGTTGTTGGTTTAAGTCATCAAAATACTGCTCGAATATATCAAGCTGTACTTGTGTAGCTGTTCTATTAAATTCGTCAGGTGTAATATATCCACGCTGCTCTTTATTTAGTATTAATAAAACTGTTTTATATACTGTATCTACGTTTATTGCCATTTTTATTTTTTATTATAATATAACCGGCCACAATTAGCGACCGGCTTATATTAATTATTACATGTTAATTCATGTTTTTCTCTATTGATCTAAAAACTTCTACACCTTCGTCTGTCTTAAAATAAGAAGCCATAGCTGAATAAGGGTTTTCGTCAAAAGGTACTGTCATAAGTTTTCTACCATTTGATCCCCAGTTAAACGTTCTTTGGTCTTGAGATAAAACTATAATACCTAATTCAGAAGCTGTAATAGCTACGTTTCTAAGTTGTACATTTTCATCATTAGCTAATTCTAAGAATAAAGATGGATTGTTTCTAGCAAACAATAATAAATCTCTTCTAAGCTCCTTAGAACTCATGCTAGATACCTTAGAACCTAACTCAACTCTTAATATAGCTTCGCATTGATCTACATCCATTTCACGAGCAGCATTTAAAGCATCTATTTGAAGATCTAAAACATCTAATTCGTCTTCAGCTTTTTCAACCGCGCTAAACTCTTCGTATAACTTATTTTTAAGTGGGTGATAAAGAGATAATAGTTTTTGTAAATTTTGTTTTTCTTTTGGAACAGTTAAAACACCGTCCATGAACCTAATGTGACCCATTGTGCATTCTCCTTTTTGTTCATCTACTAGTGGAGAAGATTGGTTTGTAGCATATCTTATCTCTCTTTGTTTTCCAGACTTTTTATCAAAATACAATAAAGCATGTTTTCTAGTGTGTCTTCCTGGTATTGTAAGAGTTAAAGGGCTTTTATCTCCTTTTAGATAGTATATTCTATCTTTTGTTTCCCATTCAGGTTTAATTTCTTTTTTAATTGAAGTTGTTGTAACAACTTTTTCTTCTTGAGGAGCAACCTCAACTTTTTTTGCTGGAGCTTTTTTAGTAGCCATAATATGATATAATTTAATAATTTGAAAAGTGTGACAATAGCCTTAGTATATATATAGTAAGGGGCTAATGTCATATAAGAGTAATGATTACCCCCGTAGTTTCAACGAGGGTAAAAATTACATTAATTTACTTTTGAATCCTTAGATTCCTTTGAATAATACAAAGTTGTTAGCAGCTTGAGTTACTAAACATCTTTCTGATAAGAAGTTAACTTGCATTGCATCTAAATCAGAAGTTGCAGCACCACCAGCAGAACCAGTTAACCAAGATTTCATACGTCTATCATCAGATGCAGACGCTCTATATCTTACGTGTAAGAAAGGTCTTCTAATGTTAGTTCCTAAAATTTGGTCATATACTGTAGATGTTCCAGCAGGTATTAATACACCTTCAACAGAACTGATACCATTAATTCCACCACGAGTAGAAGCATCGTTTAAGTATTTCCAGTCAGTCTTATAGAAGTCATAAGAACCTCTTCTGAATCCAGAGAAACCTAAGTTAAGAGCCATTTCTTCAGAGTTTTCGAATAAACCAAAAGCAGTACCACCAGCGAATCCACCAGAGATAGCAGCTAGCATATCGTCAAAATCTAAAGAAGTTTGTCTTTGTAAAAACAACATGTTCTCTTCAATAGCTCCTTGAGTATCTAAGTTTTTCAAGATAGCATCAAATTCGTCAAGACCAGCAGCAGCAGTAAATCCTACTTCTACGTTTCCACGAGATTGAATAGCAGAGAATAAACCTTGAGTACCAGGTAATCCAGCTGAAGCGTTAACACCTGCTGCGATTTGGTTGTACTCACCTTCTACCATACTCATTTCTAAGTAGTCTTCAAAACGTAATCTTGTTTCAGATTCAGCTTTTAAGTACCATAGGTATCCAGATGTTCCGTCTTCAGTTGCAACTTCTACCCATCCAATTTGAGCCATATCAGATCCAGAAACTTGGTACTGACTTCTGATGATCACAGGAGAGTTAGAAAATTGAGTTAATTGAGGATCTACACTAAGACGAGCAGCTGAATTACCAGCTCCTGCACCTAAGCTACTTCCTTTTGTATAAGCAGAACCATATACAAATACTTTTAAACTTGGTATTGCACCAACAGCGGTAGCTCCAGCTACAAATCCAGTAACTAAACCAGCACCATTAAAAGGAGCAACAGTAAAGTTACCACCAGCACCAGCAACAGTAGCTGTTACGATTGCTTTTACTTCAACACCAGTTGTAGGGTTTAAAAGAACTACAGTATCATTTATAGAAACAACGTTATTAACGTTACCCGCTACAGTAATTACGTTAGTTGTACCAACGTTAGCTCCAATACCAATTCCCTGGTAAGAGATATGCAATCTGTTTTGCTCAGACCAAATTACTTGATCAGAAGTCATTGGCATTTCAGCGCCAACCATTTTTAAGAATCCAGATAACGTTCTGTTTCCATAACGCTCTACTTCTTGTTCGTAAATTTCAGGTAAATATTGTTGTGCGAAAGTTGCACCACCTGCACCAGCTGCATTAAACTGTAAATAGTTTGAAGCTAGTAATTGTTGTGTTTGAGATGGCACTAAACCACCAAACTGAGGAGTTAAACTCATAATTTTTGTTTTTTTTAGTTAAACTTTTTTGTTTTTATTCTTAATTTTGAAGAATCAAGACCGCTAATAGATTTAACTTTTAAACCATTTATAAATTCACTACCGTTTACCGCAGTTCTCGGTGTGTCTGTAATGTTCTTAGATTTGTTGACAACGTCTCGAACCGCGTCAGCTTTTCCTTGTTCATAAAAATGATTTACAATACTATCTGCATTAGCAGCAATATAAAGAGCTTTGTGATAACCTTTTGTATCTGTTACATCACCTTTGTCGTTAAGGAACTTCCCTACGAAATTATTAATGTTAGATTGGTCTTCTGCAACTTTACTAGGATTTTGAACTCCATACCTAAACTTTTTACCACTAACATCGAAATCAAAACCTTTGAAATCGTTAGCGAAATAGTCTTTAGTTTGAGACGTGAAATCTTCGTGCTGTTTAGCAACTTTATTTTGATCTTCTTTGTATCGGTTGAAAAAGTCAGTAGCTTTTTGTTGGTCTTGAGTTACGCCTGGTCTCAACTTGATCTCGTCGTAATATTTACTCTTTGTTTCCTCTAAAAAGTTTTTAGCTTTCTCAACTTCTTCTTTAAACGCAATTTTTTTCTTGCGTATATCTTTGTCATCATCTAGATCTTCGTCATATTCATAGTCTTCTAGTACTACGTCTATATCTTGTGAATCTAGATATGGTTTTGTTTTTTTATAATATTCTTTAAGTAAAGAAGTTTCATCTATAGCAGAGTAGTCAGCATTTAATCTAACATAGTCTTCTACAGTACCTCCAGTATCTTCCATGAAGTTAACAAGTTTTTCGATGTTTTCAGGTAGTTTTTTACCTAAAACTTTTTCATCTCTTAAAGCTTCTTTTACTTCTTTAGTAACTTCTTTAACTTCTTCGGTTTCTTCTTCTGTTATTTCTTGCAGCTGCGTGAACTCGGAAGTATCATTTGAAGAGGTGACTTCGTCTCCTGATCCCACTTCTTGCAATCCCACTTTGGGCTGTTCTGTGCGTAGCACGCTTTCCTCTGAGCTTTCGTTTTGAATGGCATTTTCTTCTTCTTGTTTTGGAATAACTACTTTAGTTACAGTATCAGGCGCATCTATCAAAGGCTCCTTAATATTAACTTTAGTAATTTCTTGATCTTTTTTAGCTAATTGCTTAGGTTTCTTTGCCTTACCTTTAAGGCTAAATTCACCTTCCTGCTTAGCAGGTTCATTTGTTTTTACTTCTGACATAATATGATATAATTAAATAATTAAATACAGCTTTATCTAGGTCCAAAACCTTCTAAACCAAAACCACCTAAAACGTCATTACCTGAAGATTCAAAATTCTGAGGTAATCCTTCTGTTTGTCTTTGATTTATTAATTCTGATTGCTGTGTTCCCTGTAGTTTTATTCTTTGATCTTTCCTATCTTCTATCTCTTGCTCTCTTTGATTTTGTGTATTCATTTGAGCTTGAGCTAATTGTATGTTATAATTAAACTCTTCAGCCATAAGCTCTCTTTTTATTTGAGCTTCAGTTTGCATTCTCTGTATTTCAAACTGAGACTTAGCTTGTTCTACATTAACTTTTTCAGAAGTAAGAGCTTGTTGTTTTTGAACCTCAAACATAGCAGCTTTTTCAGCAGCCTCAGAATTCGCTTGAGCTTGTGCTTGTATATTTTGCTGTTGTTGTTGTTGCTCTCTTTTTATTTTCTGAGTTTGTCTAAGTTTTAAAAACTGGTTAGCTACTTTAATATTTCTTATTTGTCTAATGTCAATAGCATCTGACAAAGCTATAGCACCTGTTTGTAAAGCCATTTGAATATTCTGTTCTAGTAAAGCTTTTTCATCTTCTTCAGGTTCTAACTGTAAAAAGATACCAAAGTCATGAAGCTGTAAATCCATAAACTCTTCTAATGTTTTAGTATTAAAAGTGCTTATAGAATTTATTAATGAGTTTTCAGTTAAAGGGTTTTTTATTAAATCAGCAACTTTAAGACTTATGTTTTCACACACTCTTAAAGTAACAAACAATAAAGAATCTAATAGGTGTCTTGTAGCTGTATTAGAAGCGTTTGCTGCTAATTTCTGAACCCCAACTAAAGCATCTTTATCTGGTTGACTACCATCTCTAGCTTCGTTTAATCCAGTTACGTCTCTTATCATTTGTAGGTAATATTGATACGTACCTATTAAACTTTGTATTTTAGCTTGTCCAGAAGATGTTGATAATTCTTGTATAGGTACTTTCCCAGGATTTAAACCACCTTCTTGATTAAGTGATCTACCTACTATAGAACCAGTTTGAAAATACATATTAAGAGCTTCTGCTGGATTATAATTTGTACCGTTACCTAAATCAACTTCAGCTAAACCATCCATATCTAAGAATACACCATCAGGAACTATTCTAGACATAACTTGTTGCAGTTTTAAATGTGTTAACTGAATCATATCAGCAAAACCAGTTATCTTACTAACAAGAGACTCTATACGTCCTTTATACATCTTAGGTGCACTAATACAGTAGTTCATTTCTACTTTAGTAGTATCAGCATTTGGCCTAGTCATGTTTTCAGCCATTTTCCACTCTAGCATTAGATTAGTACCTAACACTTTAGCACCAGTGTATAACACTTCTATACTTCTAGAAACTCTTTCAAAATTATCATTTTCTGGAGGATTAAAAGAATCTGTTTTTTCTAAAGCTTTTTCTAAGCCTTGTTCTGTTCTTTTAATTTTAAAAACTTGGTTCATATAGGTTTTATACTCAAAGTACATTACTTGAACCGTGTTTTCATCGTAATTACCCCAACCTGTAACGTATTGAGAATTACCTGGAGTTTTTTGTATTCTTTCTAACTCTTCGTTTGAAAGGTTTGGAAACTGCTTTTTTAATTCAGGTATTGTTACAGCTTTTACTTCTCCTACATAATATATGTCTTCAAAGTTTGGATCTTCTGTATAAGAGTAAACCATATAAGCTGGATCAACGTAATCTACAACTATACCTTGTGATTTATCAAACCTAGTTTTAGTAGCTCCTATACCTATAACGGTTAAGTCTTGAGCTATTCTTTTCTTTGTTTCATCAAATTTATTACCTGCTAGAACGTTATTTATAACTTCTTCCTCAGCTACTTCTACGTTTTGCTTATAAGTCATCTGCATGTGTAGATCAAGCTCTTCATCGCTTTCGGGTAGATCTTCCATATTTTGAGTTCTAGAAAAATCCATACCTAAGTTTTCTTGTAAGTTAACAAGAGCTTTTTTGGTATTCATATCCTGCTCTATAGCTTGTGCATAGTCTGTTCTGTTTTTTACAGAAAAAGGATCTTGAGCGTAAGCTGTTATATCGTATGATTTATTAGACAATCCATTAGCAACTATGTCTACAAACTTAGATATAATAGGAACAGGTGTCCAGTCTAAGTTCAAGTATGATAAATCACCATTTATAGATAATTCATTTTTATACTTTTGAACACTTTGCTCTCCTCTAGCATATAATCTTAATTGATGAAAATTACTATAATACTTAGCATATCTGTTTCCGGATCTTCCTCCTTGAAACCACTCTTGCTCTATGGCTCTACCCACTTGTATACCGTAATCTAGACTTGCTTTTTCTTCATCGCTAACTACTTGACTAGGGAATGAACTATAAGTATTAGTTTGTATCTTCATTTATTTAATCATTTTTGATGACGCGCCTGTGTTGTCATATTTTTTTATACCTAAGTTTATACTTTTATATTCTTTTTTAGCTGTTGGTGTGTATCTATTCTTGTTACATGCCATTAAAGCTAAACCAGAACTTATGGAAGCATCATGTTTTGTTCTGTTATTTATATTAAATTTAGCCCAATCTTCTAAGGTTCTTTGAAAGTACATGTCTCCATAACCTCCTTCAGTTTTACCAATGTTTGTATCTACATATGTTTCTATAGCAGAAGCGTGAGCTTGTTTTATGTCTTCACTAGAGTTAGGTATTCCACCTATTTCTTTTTCAGTTACTGATAATTTGTTCCAAACCTTATCTGGTCTATTCATAGAGTAACCTCTATAACCTCTTCTTCTGAAATAATATAATAATCTAGGCTTGTTGTTTTCACAAAGTAAAGGCATACCGTAAAATATACATGCCATTAATACATCTTCAAAAAACATCTCAGCTGTTTGTGGTCTAGCAATATATTCTAAAAAGAAATGATTAGGAGGTATGTCCTCCATACTAAATTTTGTTAAACCGTGTAAAGCTCCATTAGAACCTCTACCATCAACTGTACCTGATATATCATAACTATCACAACCAAACGCTCCACAGTGATCATTACCTGGATACTTAGTATTACCTTTAATTATTACACGATTCTGAAGATTCGTAGGTGGAACCCAAGTTATATTAAATCTACCGTCTTTATTAGGCATAAATAAAACCTTAGAATCTTTAACACCATTCTCCCATTGAAAACTACCTTTAGTTACTACAGAGGTGTTTCTTAAGTCTTCATTGTAATCTATTTGCTCGTATATTTTTGTAAGATTAAAAAGCGATTGCTTTGTTTCATCTCTAAAAGCGTGCTGCTCTGTTCTTGGAAATTGACGATAGTATTCGTTTAAACCATCTTGATCGTTTTTTAAACCATCTACTTCGTTTTGCCAATACTCTATTACTCCTTGATCTATTGGATCACCCTGTGGTCCTTTTATTTCTTTACCTGGAGTGTTGAATACAGGAAATCCATAAGAATCAATGTATCCTTCGTAGTTCCATTCCATAGGTATGAACAAACTATAGAGTCCTGAACGAGTCTGCCCATTGGCGTTTCTTTCGTTAATATTTGAATCATAGTATAATTTTTTAAAATTTTCACCACCCTTGTCTAGAGCGTTTGATGTTGAGCCCATCATACATTTACCTATAATTCTAGAACCTAATCTTAAACAAGTTTTAGTTACCCTCCAGTTGTTTAATATATTTGTAGGTCTTTCCCACTTTCCACTTTCATCGTGTACTAGTAGTTTTAATTTTTCCCCGTCATACGAGTTGTCTCCTGTGTTTTTCCAGTCAATTGTTGTGTCGAGCCCCGATATTTCTTGTAACTTTTCGTTGGTATCAAGTTTCTTTCGTGTAAACTTCGACGCTGGTACTCTATACGCGAGTTCTGTTTTTGGCCTGTCCATACCGTCTTGTATCGGTTTGAAAAAGAAAGGGTAGTTGATCGATATTGGTACAACTTTGTCTGTAAACATTTTCTTCGCATCAGGCCCAGATTTTGATAATATACCAAACCTTGAATCTGTTGATATTGTTGCCTGGTTAACTGTTTCTCCAGATGCCATAAACGAGAATCCAGAACGTCTGTTTTTAAGATAACACATACCGTATGATCTGACGTCTGCTTTACAAGCTTCCCAGAATAAGTAGAATAATCTGTTTGACTCCCTAAAATCTGGCTGCCCAACATCAATCTTGGACCACTGCAGGTACATGTAGTTAGTACCAGTAATATAAGTAGGAACGTCTTTATTATTAAACCACATTCCTTCATCTCTTCTTTTAAACTCTGTATCGATATAGTCATACCATTCTTCTTTAAAGTTCGTAGGGTAATCATCCCAATCAAAAACAGATTTTATTTTTTTTAGCTCTTTAGGGTATTGAGTATGCTGCCACTTGTTTAATTCAAAAGAAACAACATTCTCTTGTTTTGGTAAAGCTATATTTAAACCTTGTATATTGTAAATTTCACCTATTTGACCAGTCTTACTTATAACAACAACGTCATATTCTTTGTTATAACCATACTCCCATTTTTTGTATTTGTTTAATCTATTTACAATTTTGGGTTTTATGTGGTGTTTTAAGACGCTATATAGAGTTTGCTCGTACATTACTTAGATCTTCCTTCAGCAAAACCTCTAAAAGACTTTTCTTGTTTAACTTCTTCTTTTTTAGGATCAAGCATATTCTCTTCTTCTTCAATACGATTAAGAATTTCAAAAGCATCGAATATAGCTAGCTTCTTAGTAGCTGCAGCGTTTTTAAGTTTATCAGCAGATAGATCATCATCAGAATCAACAATAGCTTCCTTAGCTACTTTAATTAACTCTTCAACTGCTTTCTGCCCAGCTAGGATTATATTCTTCTTGGTTTCCTTTGTGTTCATATTTAATTACAATATCATTAGATTTCATACAATAAACTCTTTGCTTGTCTATAATAAAATCCCATTCACTGTTAGGTGTAAAACCTAATACATCTCCTGGGATTATTTTAAGAGCTTCTAAGGACTTATTTCCGTATTTTAGTATACCAATAAGTTTTTGTTCTTTTTCTAGCTCTAAAGAGTTATTATTCTTTAAAGGCATTACAAAACATCTGTCCCCAAATGATTTCCAATTGCCTGTATTTTTATACAAATATATTTGATCTATAGCGCAAAAATATAATCCATCTTCAAAATAAGATCTACTATTTTTTTTAACACCTTTCATGTCGTAGAATACTCTAAAAACATTGTGATGAACTACTATTATATCTCCTTTTTTTATATCTGTTTTAAAAGCTTTAGGAGTTTCAACAACTACAGCCATATTATTGACTGATTTAAAGCTTTCTATTTTCGTGTTCAAGACTAAGGTCTTATCACCAAGTTTTATTTCATTTTCATATCTATCACCTAATGGCTTAATTATGAAATCGTATAAACTTTTCATCTAATATTCTAAATCGTATTCAACGGATATAGCCATGTTAGAATTAAATTTCTTCCATGGCATTATCTCATCTCCTTTTTTTATGAATATACTATAAGAGTTTGATTCTTGATTGTGTAAGATTGCTGATATTGTGTGTCCTCCATAAACTTGTTGACTTACAGCATAATGCATTGCATCGTTTTTGTAATCAGAACCAATACTTATTTTTCTTATAACATTAGACATCTTCAGGTTTATTTTCTTTTTCAATAAAAGTATATGAACCATCTTCTAAATTAATGCTAATAGCACCGTATTTTTCTTCTAGATCATTTTTGCTTTTTTCTATATCTGAATTAAACTCAGACAATTGATGTAACGTTGAATGCTTTTGAGCTTCTAGGTAACCAATATTTGATAATAAATCGTTAACAGTTTTTTGTTTTTCTTTAATACTTGTTAATTCTTCTGTTGTAATCTTTTGTTCTTTTGACATTGTATTTAATTTAATTGTTTTCATACTATGATAGTCACATAGTGTATCGTTTAATTACTTATTTAGTCTTCCTGAAAAGGATTAATCCCATTTTCTAACAACACTTCCAGCCATTCAGCTTCATTTGTAAAATAATCCATTTCATCCCAAGG